CGGACAACCTTCTTCGTATTATGCTAGTTCTACTTCGTTAAGTTCTTACCAGACGACAGCTGGTCTTTCGGCTAACGTAGCGACTCTAAGTGCTAATAACGCTTCTTACCTGAACGGACAACCTTCTTCGTATTATTCTAACGCTAGCGTTATCAATAGTTGCGTACGTGTTGATACTACACAATCGTTTAGTACTGGAGAGAAAACACAAGGACGTACTAATCTTGGATTAGCTAGCGTCGCGGCGACTGGGGCTTATGCTGACCTGACTGGTGCTCCGACTCTAGCCACTGTAGCGACGTCTGGAAACTACAGTGATTTGTCAGGAAAACCCGATCCGGTTTTGAAAACTGGGAACGAAACCATTGCTGGGATTAAGACGTTTTCGAGTGGTCCACAATGGGCTGCTGATCCTACGAACGCAAATGAGTTGACGCGAAAGGCATATGTAGATGCGAGTGGCATCGCTCGCGTTGGTGTTGATAAAATCGTCGGGATGCGTCTTACGTCAGATTTCACGTCCACGGCAAATGCCATGGTTGACGTACCCGGATTAAGCTTTGAGATTGGAGCAAACGAAATATGGGTTGTCCAAGGCGCGATTTATACTGTTGTAAACCGCGGACAAACTTTTTCTTTTAATGGTCCAGCGTCACCCGCCGCGTTACATTTTGGGTTAAATGGTTCCACCCAATCACAAACTTCCGGTGGGGTGCAAGGACAATATTACGACAGTCAATTGGTCATATATGCTGAATCCCTCGATTTATTCTCACACATTTTTGGTTATTTCAAAAATGGTCCCAACGCTGGAAGCATTACGTTTCGATTTAATGGCGGGAGTAGTACCATTTCAACTTTGTTCACTAATTCTATCTGTCTTGTCGCGATGAGGCTCACATGACGTTAACACACGAACAGATTGTCAGATCAATCAAAGCCATTCACTCGGATGCTGATTTCGATTTATTCGGTGAGGAAATCATCACATGGCGCAGTTCGGTTGCACAACCAACAGAAGCCGAAATCGTGGCGAAGTGGGATGAGATCAAGAATTATGTTGAGACGACCCCGCCGACCGACCCTGTCCCGATGCGTGTCACGCTGGCGCAGGCCCGCGCCGCGCTTATCGCGGCAGGACTGTTCGACACGATCAATGCCTATGTCACATCATCGAACGATGCAACGCTCAAGACGGCGTGGGAATACTCTAATACAGTATCACGTCATGGTCATTTTGTAACGACCATGGCTCCGGTATTTGGATTGACTGACGCTCAACTCGACGACTTGTTTCGTGCTGCTAATAAAATAGATTTTTAATCAACGAGGAAGAGTTAATGACGACGATTCTAGCCACGTACTTTGTAGGTTCTGTAGCTTCTATATACGTCTTGAACGGAATCGAAGAAAAAACGTCATTCGTCAAGAAAAGCCTAATAGCTCTGACTTGGCCGATCATTTCAGCTTCGTACATTACTAGAATATTCGAAAGAGAGTAAAATGAAAATATCAGAAGCAGCAGATCAACTCATCATCGAGCAAGAAGTATCGTCAAAGGCGATGTATCAGAAAAAGTATCAGAAACCAGAATGGCCTGGAGCATCTTCTGGAGTCACTGTTGGAATTGGATACGATTTGGGACAGACTTCTAAGAAAGATATCGAATCTGATTGGAAAGGTGTTGTAGATGATAGTATGCTATCGATCATGATTAGTTGTTCTGGAGTAACAGGAGAGTCAGCAGCATCTCTTACTAAAAAAGTCAGAGATAAGATATCGATAACTTGGGAACAGGCTATTTCTGTACATCAAGATAAAGTTCTTCCCAAGTGGGAAAGTATGGTAGCCAACGCTCTTCCTAATACTGACAAGCTTAATCCAGACCAGTTTGGAGCTTTAGTGTCGTTAGCCTATAATCGCGGAACGTCTTTTTCTAGTCCTGGAGATAGATACTCAGAGATGAGAGCGATTAAGAGTGCTATGAAGAATCAAGAGTTCGATAAGATTCCAGGATATTTTCGATCGATGAAGCGGCTCTGGCCAAATCTTAAAGGTCTTAGAACTCGCAGAGAAGCAGAAGCTAAACTATTCGAGGGAAGTTGATGTCATTCTTATACAAAGCGAGAGTGGAGAATGGAGTCGTCACGAGTATAATGATCGTTCAGGATAACTGGGAAGAACCAGAAGACTGGACTCTCATAACAATTGACAAGATTACCGACTGTAAGGTCGGAGATATTTGGGATGGTGAGAAGTTCTCACCATCATCTGGAGGTACTACAGATGTTCAGTTGGCCGTCTAAAGCCCCAGACGAAGTTTTAGATTACTCGATAGACTGGAGTGCTAGACTAGTTTCTGGAGATAGAATAATAGATTCTAACTGGACTATCTCTCCAAACACTTTAGTGGTTGATTCGAATTCTTCGTCTAATACTGTGACGACCGTATGGCTTTCAGGTGGTACGATAAATAAATCTTATTCTGTTAAGAACATAGTGTCTACTATTAATGGAAGAATCATGGATCAAGACTGACGTCTTTGGTAATGACTCGACATATTATTCGTCATCGAGTGTTATAATTTCCTCTGACTCGTTAGTCGGTTCAGTAACTTCGATAGCTTCTTCTCAATCGAACGTTCAGAGCAAGACTGACGTCTTTGGTAATGACTCGACATATTATTCGTCGTCTGGTAATGTTTCTTCTTCTACTATCTTGTATGGTATCGGTGAAACTGTAACAGATGGAACCTCTAATTCGACGATAGTTATTGGAACGAATCTATCTGGAGTCGGATCTTCGCTATTCGCGGCGGCCGGAACGATTCTGTCTACAGATTCTATAGTTGGTCATGACGTATCGTCTATTAAATCAGACAGTGAGATCGACTCTTCGACCGTCATAAACGTTCAAACGTCAGAGATGATAGCGATCGATGGAACGATCGATTCGTCTGAAAAAATCTATGGAATTACGTCTAGTTTGAATCAGATAACTGGTTTGATCGTTTCAAACACTGATGTAATTGGTTCTGGAATGAGAGGTGTATCCTCTCCTTCGATCTCTACTTTAAGTTCAACGACAGAACTGTTTGGCAAGACACTTACTAAAACTAACGTTCTAAACAGATCTAGAATACTTAGAGTAGTTAAAGAAGACAGAGTCATTAAACTGTCTTCAGAAAGCAGAATAGTTAAGACGATATCAGACAACAGAATGATAGTTCTACCAAAAGATACTAAAATTGTCTCGAGAGAACTAGAACTAGCTTAAGATACTAAATAGTATACAACCCTAAGATGGAGAAAGACAATGTGGTTAATCATACTGGCAATACTAGTTGCGGCTAGCGTAGCTCTCTGGATCGCGTATCACGATACTGATACTTTTAAGTCTAGTGTAGACGAAGTTACGGATGCTGCTAAGAAACAGGTCGATACAGGAGTAGATGCTCTTAAGACTAAAATCGATAAGGTTACCGGAGATAAGTAAGTGATACCTACTACCAGAGACGAGTTTAAAGCTTACGTCCTTAGAGCCAACGGGTTCGAAGTACTTCGCTTAAACATATCTGACAACCAAATCGATGACAGAATCGATGAGGCTCTCAGATTCTGGTGGGATTATTACTGGGATGGATCTGAGAAAGTTTATTATAAGTATCAGGTTCAAGACGGTGACGCACAGAATGGATACTTCACGATTCCTGAAAACATCACGGGAATCGTGAAAGTCCTTCAACCAGGGACCATATCGACGAACATCAACTCGATGTTTTCAGTTCAGTATCAGATGGTCTTAAATGACTTGTTCAATCTAGCTAACATGTCTTTAGTACCATACTACGCGACTCGTCAGAACTTAGACTTGATCGGGCAGATTCTAGTCGGAGATATTCCATTCGAGTTTAACAGAAATACTTCGAGAGTAAGGATCAACGCTAACTGGGAAAAATTTCCAGTAGGAACTTATTTCGTGTTAGAAGCTTATGGAGTAATCGATCCAGAAGTCTATACTAGAGCTTTTTCTGACAGACTTCTTCAGAAATACGCAGCAGCTTTGATCAAGCGACAACTAGGAACTAACACTAAGAAGTATTCTGGAATGGCTATGGCGGGTGGAGTACAGTTTAACGGACAGGCAACTTTTGACGAAGCAGAACGAGAGATAACTGAAATAGAGAGTTCTATCATGGCTTCTGCGATGCCGCCTGCAATATTCATAGGATGATCGTTCATGTTATCTTTCAAAGAATTTAGATCGGTTGATACGCTCTATGTCTGTAGAAAACTAACGAGTGAGTCAGTTAAAAAACTTACGGATTGGAGTAACTTTATTGGAATCGAGAACGTTGACTCTGATCTTCACGTTACAATTGCTTTATCTAAGATTCCAGTAAACTGGAAACTAGTTAGACCAAAGACTTCTCAATTGATGATCGCTTCTAATAACGCCAATTACTCGTTCGGTCCACTTGGAGACAAGGGTGCGTGTGTTCTTAAGTTCAAGTCAGAAGAAATGGATAAGAGACACGAAGAGTTTAAAGTTATCGGATGTTCGTGGGACTTCGACTCTTATGTTCCACACGTTACTCTAACATTCGATGGTTCTGGAATTAACTGGAGAAGAGTGAAGGAGAATCCATTTTCTGAAGATTTAATATTTGGACCAGAAGAGTTCAATACAGTCAGAGAGGACTTACTGTAAGTGCCAGTATCTCCATACTTCGACGATTATGATAATAATCTAGAACAACAACTTCTAGATGATCTCGTCGTCGAGTCTGTGCAACTTAGAGGTATGAACGTGTATTACGTTCCTAAAGTCATAGGAACTGTAGATAAAGTCTTTCACGAAGATCCGACTGCTAGATACGAGACTGCGTATAAGATAGAAATGTACTTGAAGTCAGTCGACGGATTCGAAGGACAGTCAGATCTCTTGACTAAGTTCGGTCTCTCTTTAACGCAACAAGTCAGATGGTCGGTCGCTCGAACGACGTTCAACAACATAGTTGGTCTAGATCGTCCTAGAGAAGGTGATATCGTTTACTTTCCTAGAACTAAAAGAGTCTTCGTCATCAAGTTCGTCGATAAGTTTGAGACGTTCTTACAACTGGGTGATTATTATACGTACGAACTTACTACAGAATTGTTCGAGTATTCCGGAGAAAAGTTCTCTACTGGAATCGAAGATCTAGACAGAATCAGCAATTTCAACTTATCGTCTAACGCCTACGATCTCTCTGACGAGAACGGAAACGTATTGACTGACGAGAATGGTAATACTCTGACTACAGAGAATTATTCTCTAGACAACGTCGATCCTGGAGCTGATAATGACTGGATTCAGAAAGCGACAGATTCTATAGTAGACTGGTCTAAGACTGATCCGTTCAGTGAGTTTGGAAAGGTCTAAAGATGCTTCACGAAAATTATTTTAGTCATGACTTGATTAGAAAGTACGTAATACTCGTTGGAACGCTCTTTAATGAAATCCAGATCACTAGGACTGATGGTCAGGTTATGTCTGTACCAATATCGTATGGACCAAGAGACAAGATGTTAGCTCGTCTAGATCAAGATCCAACTCTAGATCGACCATATTCTCAACTCGTACCAAGAATAGCATTTGAGATGACTAACTTAGAGTACGATTCTAAGAGAAAGTTCAGCACTGTTAATAGAGTTATCAAGAAGATAGAATCTGATAAGAACAGAGCTAAGTACTTATACGAAGCAGTTCCGTATAACTTATACTTTGACGTCTCAATAATAGTTAAGAACGCTACTGATGGAACACAGATAGTCGAACAGATTTTACCGATGTTCACTCCGTCTTGGACGACACCGATAGAACTAGTACCAGAATTGGGTATTACAGAACAGATTCCGGTCACTCTAGTTTCGTGTAAACTTTCCGACACTTATGATGATGGATTCAAGAACAGAAGAGCTATCGTTTGGGATCTTGGGTTTATCGTGACAGGATACATGTTTGGTCCTGTACGAACGAAGAAATTGATTAAGTTCGCCAAGGCTAAGTTTGACTTAACAGGTTCTGTAACGAGTGATCCGATCGCAGAAGTAGACGTTAGACCAGGATTGACTTCAGATGGAAAGCCAACTTCTGACTCGAGTAAGACGATCGACTCACTGACTATTTCGATGAGTGACGATTTTGGATATATAACTGAGATAAAAGAGTGATCTGATATGAATGGAAATACGACGAGTCTGTCTGTATCACAGGCTCTTGGTGTTCCTCCGGTTACTATCGAGTCAAAAAAACTCGTCATAGAACCGAATGGAACGACTAAGGTCAAAGAAGACTTCGATTACGTCAGACAGAATCAATTAGACTTATCAAAGGCTGGATCAGATGCCGTGGCATCTCTAGCACAACTCGCGGCTATGTCTCAAGATCCAGAGGCGTTCAACGCTCTATCTAATCTCATGAGAGTAGTAGCGAACATCAACAAAGACATCATGACGATTCAAAAAACTGTCAGAGAAATCGATAAGAGTGACACTCGAGCGAATTCTAATAATGATCAGGAGGCTAACGTCGTCAACAGTCTGATCATTACGACGTCTGAATTACAGAAAAGGTTGAATAAATTGAATGAGTAACAACGAAGGAATCGTTAATTTTCGTTCGTACAACGGAAATCCAACACTTAAGAGAACTGGCGTCGGGGTCGAGTGGACCGAAGAGAGAATAGTAGAGTGGGAGAAGTGTGCAAGAGATCCAATATACTTCTGTGAGAAGTATATGAAAGTCGTTCATCTTGACAAAGGTCTAGTAGAGTTTAAGCTTAGAGACTATCAAAAAGAAATCATTAAGTCTATTCACGATAACAGATATACGATAGTCTGTACGGCTCGTCAAAGTGGAAAATCAGTATCACTCGTAGGATTCATGGTTTGGTACGTTCTGTTCAACGAGAACAAGACGATTGGTCTGTTAGCCAACAAAGGTGACACAGCTAGAGAGATTCTCGGAAGAGTTCAACTAGCATATCAACACCTTCCAAAGTGGATACAACAAGGTATCGTCGAGTGGAATAAAGGATCGTTCGTTTTAGAGAATGGATCTAGAATCTTAGCTGCTGCTTCATCGGCGTCTGCAATCAGAGGATGGTCTCTCAATTGTCTGATGATCGACGAAGCAGCTTTCGTCGAGAACTGGGATACGTTCTTCAACTCAGTTTTTCCGACGATCTCTTCGGGTGAAACTACCAAAATCGTGTTAGTCTCTACACCTAACGGGCTCAATCACTTTCACAAGACGTGGGAACTCGCTGGAAGAAAAGGTCAAGAAGACTGGAACGGATATAATCGTATTTTCGTCAACTGGTCTGACGTTCCAGGAAGAGACGAAAGATGGAAGAAAGAGACTCTAGCGACGATGAACTTCGACATGGATCGCTTCGCCCAAGAGTATTGCGGAGAATTCTTAGGAAGTTCTGGAACACTTATAGCAGGGTGGAAACTTAAAGAACTAGTTCATTCGACACCTAACGTGACGTTAAGTCGAGATGGAATGTCTCTGTTTAAGTCTGCAGTTAAAGGAAATACGTACACTATTACAGCTGACGTTTCAGAAGGAAAGGGACTAGATTATTCCTGTTTCTCAGTAATTGACGTTACTAAAATGCCATACGAACAAGTATGTTCTTATAGATCGAATTTAATCACTCCAGTCGAATTCGCCGAAAAGATAGCTAGCATCGGTAAGATATACAACAACGCTACAGTTCTAATAGAGTTTGAGAATATGGGTCCAGTGGTTGCAAACCATTTATACTCTGAATTAGAATACGAAAATGTTCTGTTCACAGAGTCAGCTGGAGTCAAGGGAAAGAAGATTACTGCTGGATTTAGAAAGAACGTAGACATGGGGCTTCCTATGTCTAGATCGGTGAAGGCTTCAGGGTGTTCTATATTAAAACTCTTAATCGAACAGAACCAGTTGATTATTAACGATCATGTAACTATTTCAGAACTTTCAACTTTTTCTAAAAACGGTATTTCGTATGAGGCTGAATCAGGACATCATGACGATGCAGTAATGGCTTTAGTCGTGTTCGCGTGGCTTAGTAACCAGCAGTACTTTAGAGATTATACTAACATTAATACGATGAATGCACTTAGAGATAAGACTCTCGAAGATATCGAAAATGAATTAGTACCATTTGGATTCATCTATTCTGGAGAAAACGAACTTAAAGATAACATAATCGAACCATTCTGTGATTATTCTGATCAGTTTCGTGATTATTCTGATCAGGTCTTAAGGTTCTGAAACTAGTAAATAACAACATAAAGAAATGCCTCTGGCAGGGAGATAAAAATGAGTTCTTTTTCGGTTTCTGCTTCACCGGAAGTCATCGTTAGAGAAATTAACTTAACGACTTCGATCCAGCAGATCACGACTGGAGACGGTGCACAAGCTGGTGTATTTCACTGGGGACCGATTGGAGAAGGTTCTTACGTGGCGTCTGAAAATGACATCAGACTTCAGTATGGAAAACCTACTAATTTCAACGGAGAGACGTGGTTTAACTTAGCTAGTTTCGTCGCGTATGGAACTAGAGCGTTCGTCTCTAGAGCAGCTAGAGTTACTGGAAATACTGTTGCTAAGACTTACGTAGGCAACTCGACGACTCTCGCGACGACTTCCGGAAACAACTATCTTAGAGTAGCTAATACTTCTGGAATCGCTAACGGAATGGTCTTATTTTACTCAAACAATTCGGCGTTAAACGTTGGAGATGGTTCGAGCATCGATACGGTTCCGATTACAGTGACTTCAGTAGTCAATTCGACATTCGTAACACTATCCTCGAAAGCTTCGGCTAACTCTGAAGCTATCTCTGTTATTTTTAGAGACGATTCTACGTATACTGCCGTTGGTCAAGAGACTGTCAATTGGAACATCGATTGGGACAGTCAGTCTGCTTTGAACAAAGATGATTTCGTCTCGAAGTTTGGTCTGTACGACTTAAGTAACCAATACATTGCTAGGTTTCCTGGAGCCGGAGGTAACTCTCTAAGAGTCGCTCAGTGCGATTCTGCAGATCAGTTTACTTCTACGATCGACTTGGTTCCTAATAATCAGATCAGTTCGTCGAACACTGGAGCTGTCACGACTGTTGGTTCTAACACGATCGTCTTCACGATAACTCCGGCGAATACAGTAGATTCTGTTTCTGTAACTGCTGCAAACACCGTAGCTCATACTGCTAAGTCCGATTTGGGTTTGGGTGATTACCTTCAAGTTGGTAATACTTCGATTGGAACTCAGTTTCTAAAAATCACTGACGTTTCTGACGTATCAGTTACTGGAAACGTTTATTCGTTCACTGTAACGACAGATGACGTTTACAAGAGATCTACTCCAGTATCGTTAACGAGTATTAATCGTTATTGGGAATTTTACAAGTACGTTGGAAAAGCACCAGGAATGAGTTCGACCCAGTTGAATTCTGGAAACTCGTCAGTAAACGACGAGTTACACGTCGTCGTAGTCGATGACGATGGATTCTTCACTGATAATCCTGGATCTGTTCTAGAAGTTTATAAATCGGTGTCTAGAGCTACTAACGCTAAGACGTTCGATGGTTTAACGAACTTTTATAGAGACGTTATTAACCAGGGATCTAGATACGTCTATTCTGTTAACGATAGAGTCGGCGCGCCTTCGAATACTGCACAGTTATTGACTTCTGTAACTACTACTGCTCCTCTAGACGTTAAGTTTTTTGGAGGATCGTCTGGTCAGGACGAGTCGAACATCTCGATTGGATATTTGGCTAACGCTGCAGATATCTTCGGAGACGCTAACTCTCTGGATATCAGATTAATCATGACCGGAAAGGCACGTGGATCTGTAATAGACGATAACGCTCAATGGGCAAATTATCTTATCGATAATATCGCTGAGATGAGAAAAGATTGTGTCGTTTTCACGTCACCAAACTTAAATGACGTTAGAAATAACAGAGGTTTCGAGGCGGCGTCTATCGTTGAGTTCAGATCGAATCTTAGAAACAGTTCGTACGGGTTCTTGGATTCTGGTTATAAGATCATGTACGATAGATATAACGACGTGGAACGATACGTTCCACTAAACGGTGATATGGCTGGACTGGCTGCTAGAACAGCAGTTTCTAACGATCCATGGTGGTCTTTCGCTGGAACTAATCGTGGAATCATCAAGAACGTCGAGAAGCTAGCTTGGGATCCTGGTAAGAAGGATAGAGACACGCTTTACACTCACGACATTAATCCTGTGTGTAAAGTCGCTGGTGTCGGACCAATGTTGTATGGTGATAAGACTCTAATGGGTATTCCAAACGCGTTCGACAGAATTAACGTTAGAATGCTCTTTATCTATTTAGAGAAAGCAATCGCCAATTATTCAAGAACGATACTGTTCGACTTTAACGATGACTTTACTCGAGCACAGTGGAAGTCAAAGGTCGTTCCTTATCTCACTAACGTTCAGTCAAGAAGAGGATTGATTGAATTCTTAGTTCTAGATGACTCTACTGTGAACGACGCGACTGTAATCGACGCGAATGCTTTCGTCGGATATATATTCATCAAACCGGCACATTCGATCAATTGGGTCACTCTGAATTTCGTTCCTACACCTACGGGAACTAGTTTTTCCGAAGTAGTTGGTAGAGTATAAGGGAGAGAAACTATCATGAGTTCTACGTTTCATATCAATACGTTTCGCTCTCGTTGGGAAGGTGGAGCCAGACCTACTCTTTTCAAGGTTCGTATTCCGACTCTTCCACCTGATATCTCTCAAGAACAACTAGGTGATCTTGAAGTATTCGTTAAAGCCACGACGCTTCCATCATTCATAGTACAACCGATTACTATGAATTACATGGGAGCACCACTTCAGTATGCTGGAAACAGAGTTTATCAGAATTGGACCGTAACTGTTCTTAATGACGAGAATTTTGTTTACAGAGACATGTTCGAAGCGTGGTCTAATAAAACACTCTCTCTTATATCGAACAGACAGACCGCAGTTGATAACTTAGTCGATTATAAAGTTGACTCTCAAGTTCTTCAATATGGTAAGGCTGGACCTGGTGACGATTCTGGAATCATCAGAGGTTATCAGATGCTTGGAATCTGGCCGATCGAAGTATCGTCGATCGGACTCGATTGGGATCGTAGAGATTCTATCGAGATGTTTGACGTGACTTTTGCTCTTGATGCCTTTGAACCTATGACGATTGGTCAGTCTACGCCATCTTATTCTGGAACGATCGCACCAGATCCAACTAGTGGTAGTTAACAAGGACTAATTTCGATATGAACTCAGACTATAAACTCTTAGGATGGTCCTTCAAGAGGACGCCAGAAAATAAGAATCAGACGCAGCCCATCGTTCCAAAAGATATTAACGATGGATCTTTAATATATTCAGTTCTTCCAGATTCTTATGGTACTATCGGAACAGGATGGTCTACGAACGAAGTAGATTCTGCTATTAAGTCTGACGCAGAACTCGTCAATAAGTACAGAGAGATGTCTCTGAATCCTATAATTGACAGAGCTATATCTGAGATCGCCAACGAAGCTATCACGATGTCAGAAACTGACATCGTCAAACTCAATCTAGAAAAAGTCGTTAATCTTCCACTAATCGCTAAGACTAAGATTACAGAATCTTTTGAAGAGATACTTAATCTACTCAATTACAGACTTAATGGATATTCGTCATTCAGACAATGGTATGTCGATGGTAGAATTTATTACCATACGATGATCGATATTAAAGATCCGACTCGTGGAATCGTTGATATTAGAAATATCGATCCTAGAAAAATAAAGAAGATTAAAGAAGTGGTCAAGAAGAGATCTAAGAACTCTTCTGGGGTTAGTGACGCAGTCATCACCGATACTAAGAACGAATATTACATCTTTAATGACTCAGGGTTCGTCGGAAAGAGAGCTAAAGCTAACGGAATCAAACTAACGCTCGATTCTGTCGCTTACGCAACCTCTGGATTAAACGCTGTAGATGGAGTCTCGACTCTTTCATACTTACACTACGCTTCGAGATACTTAAACCAGTTAACGACGACTGAAAACGCCATGGTCATTTACATGTTGGCCAGAGCTCCGGAAAGAAGAACTTGGTATATCGATACTGGTAACCTTCCGACGATGAAAGCTGAACAATACGTTCAGAGTGTTATGAATAGGTACAAGAATAAGGTCGTGTATGACGCGACGACTGGTGAAGTTCGTGACGATCGAAAGTACATGACTATGCTCGAAGATTTCTTTCTTCCAAGACGAAACGGAAGTCGAGGAACTGAAGTTAATACTCTTCCAGCCGGGCAAGCTACTACACAAATGGATAACGTCGAGTACTTTAAGAGACAATTATACGAGTCTCTAAACGTTCCGACTGAAAGACTTAATGCTTCTAATCCGTTTTCGTCTGGAATGGATACAGCTATATCCAGAGAAGAAATCAAGTTTGGAAAGTTTATAGAGCGACTTCGTCAACAGTATTCTGAGATATTCAGACAGCTTCTTGGAAAACAAATCATTCTGAAGAATATCATCACTGAAGACGAATGGAACGATTTCAAGAACGAAATAGTATTCGATTTCTCACGAGATAACTTCTTCTTAGAGATGAAAGATTCTGAAGCGACGAAACTTAAACTCTCAGTTATCGAAGCTATGGAATCTGCTCAAATAATTGGTAGATACGTTTCCAACGAGACTGTCAGAAAGAAAATCTTAAAGCAGACAGAAGAAGAGATCAAGAAAGAAGACGAACTGATAATCAAAGAAAAGTCTAATCCTATATTCAACATTCCTAGTATAGATCCGAATACAGGACTTCCGATGCCCGATCTGACTAGTCTAGCACTGAATAATCAGTACGCTCAAGTACCATTACAAACCGATCAACAAGATCAATCTTCTACGTCAAATTCTTCGCAGAATAATGCTAAGAATTAAATATACGAAAGGAATCTTAAATGAACGATGAAACTAGTAGAGATATGATCGACTCAGTGCTCGACTCTAAGGTTGAGGACTTTAGAGAGAAGATGTATGAGAAACTCGATAACGTAGCTTCTAACGTCAT